GTCTCATTTTGGGAATTATTCGTAGTACGGATCATCATAACCAGACTCATAGCCGCTTGGCGTGTCTGCTGTAAAGTCGGTAGTATCTATGTCTAACCTTTCCTTTGCCCATAATTTAGCTCTCATTTCTCCTGTTGCTGGCTTATAATCTAGGTTTTTGATAAACATTTTCTTGTGATCTGTGGCCGTCTGACTCACCCCAATGGCTAAATTTTTGCTTTCTCGAATTGAGACATATTGCTCCCATGTCAAATAATGCTCAATCTCGTAAGCCATGGGCAAGAATAAGAAGTCGGTGCCTATTGAGAAATTACCCTTTTCGTTTACCAGTGTGTCATCACCGAGGCAAGACGTATCCATCTGGCTAGTCATATCGAAATTACCCTCACCAGAAGAGAATTTAAAAGTGCTGGATAAATAAGACTGCAGGCACCCACTAATGTAATTCAACCACCGTAAAAGGTTGCGCCCCGGTGTCAGGCGGCTGTTATAGCGAGTATCTGAGTTGGATAGATTGGTTAGCGTGGTAAAATTCTCGTCTAATTCAGGGGCAAATGTACCGTCACCGTTTGATTTAAGAGCTATCACAAAGGTCTCATCATCATAGGTGTAGTTAGCAGATTTTAAATTACCTACCCTTCGAGTTGTTTCGAGGGTTAATGAGGCAGCCACCCACTTCGAAAGTATAGCCAGTTTCTTGCCTACCTTTTTAAATCGGCTGTTAAATGTCCGTTTGGTTTGCGGATCGTCAATACCGGAAGGCGTGCCGGTGCCACTCGCCGCCTGTGATTGCCATTTTTCGTAACCTATTTCGATCTGGTTAAATTGGTGATCTGGATCGTAAGAGCGTTTGATCTTGCGGACATTTGAAAGCAAAACCGAAGTTGCGCTGTCATCGTAGAAATGTTCTTTTCGCTCAACTCGGATAACGTCCACCTCTGAAAGTTTCTCATAGCCCAATCCAAGGTTATGAATCGGGTTAATACCCTGCCACCACTCTTGAGCTGACATAAAGAAAGGCTTTGCGCTCAGGTCATATCCGCGAATATGTAACCCTTTGGCATTGGCCAATAGTGACCCGCAACCCTCCGAGCCATACACGCGCGAAGTGTAGGCGTTGCCAAGGTATTCAGAATAGAATAAATCTGGCTGGTCGGTTATCCTTTCAACAATTGCGTCCATTACATTATGAGAAAGAAACGCTTTTGTCGTGCTGTCTTTAAAAATAGTTTGCCCAACTATTTTACATTCTGTAAACACAGGCACAAACGGAGCCCCTAAATCAGTGTCATAATCTGCAAAATATGTAATATCTGCAGATGCGCTTAACCCGATTACACCCCATATGTAAATCTCATCATCAGGATTTAATGTAATTGTGAATGATGCTACCTTCGCTCCATCATCAGGTATTGAGAATAGCGTCCCGGTGTGTGTCGTTCCTATCTGTACTGGCATTGATAACGCTCCGTTTTGGCGTATCGCGTAATACCACCTTATGTCAAAAATCGCCACTCCGGAAAGGGTAAAATTGTACCTTATTGAAATATCAACATCGTGTACACCTCCGTATTTTGCTTTATAGAAATACTTTGATACATCAGTTGGTAGCTCGGATGAAATTTGAATGCCGTAATCTATAACGGTTTCAAGTTCATCAAGGCTTGGCTTTGCATCGAAAATGCAATACCCTGTTGTTAGGCCAAATCCTTGAGTGAATGATAACAATTCTGGGTCTGCCTTTCTTTCGTAAGTTGCCGTTATCACCTGACTAGGCAATGGTAAATCAATCTCACTTGCGGCCGTGACCGCCTCACCGCTTTCCGACAAAATGCTTTTGATGTTTACTTTATTCTGAAAACGTGATACGAACTTTGTCCAGAAACTTTTTTGGGTAAACACAAGTTGCGCCATGTGATCTTCGTCAAGGCTTTCAACTAATAGGTTAAGTGAGATTTGACCAGTGTAAATAGCCTCATACTCATCGGTATCGTTTGGGTCGATCTCTACGAGTAATTCTATGTCCTCATCTACCCCGTAAGTCTTTTCAATATCTAGAACCCAATCGCGGCCTCCGTCCTCCGTTCCGTTCGATCCGTATGACATAAACGAACTTTTGAAAAACTCTACCAGCGAATGAAAGTCTGCGTGCCTTTCGAATCCTATGGTTGCATCTTTCCAACCTGACGGTTCCGAAATCACCTTATATCCTTCAATCGCGTGATTAAGAGTAAATCTTAGCTTCATATTTCATTACGCGCTTTTTCATAAGCTAAATGAGCTTGGTATTCATCATCAAAATACCCTAAATGTTTTTTCTTCCCATTTATTTTAATATGAGCGCACCATTTTTTTCTTTTTATCTTTTTATCTAAACTTACTCCTGTATAAATTGATGAATGAGATATGTGCTTTAAATTTCCATTTTGTCTAGCTGTGACAACTTCTATATTCTCTAATCTGTTATCAGTTCTAATAAAATTTTTATGGTTTACAACAAACTTGTGACCACATCTAACATGTCCAAGAAAAGCCATTGCTACTAATTGATGTACTTTAAATGTTTCAAAAAATCCATTACTCCATAATTGAATACATAAATATCCTTTACCATTCGACTTTAAAGTCAATAATCTGTTTCTCCTAACACTTTTTACATTTCCTAAGTTGCTTACTTGATACAATCCTTCGTAATTAGGCACATCCTTCCAGATTTCTTCTATATTTGTCATGACTTTATTATTTGGTTATAACAAAGTTAACAAAAAAGCCCATAACCATTTTAGAGGGTTATGGGTCTTTTTTACAGCCAGTCACCCATAGATAAAGCCCTAATTCTTTTCTTCATCGTCTCACTTTCCTCCTTCCACTCGTACACTGTGGCAACATTGCGAGCTAAATTCGATTGAGTAGGGCGATTCTTTGCGGTGATTGCTTTAAGTTCGCGCACCTCGTTCAATAGTCTTTGATCTTTTGGCGAGTCTAATTTCTCAGGCGTACCCATTCCGGCCATCGCCAGCATACGCATAGTTTCGGGGTTCGGGATTACCTCGGAACCTTTCGGCAAATCAACCACGGTTGCTCGATCTGGTGAGATTCTAAACCCTCCGTCTGGCAATCGGATTAACTCTCTACCTTGTTCGCCTACCATCGCATAACCCCCTGGGTGATTGTCAGTACCTTTGACGTATTGAGGGAGAGGCTTGGCAACGATAGCCGCTATTTGTATTCCGGCCAACGCGGCATACACCGCAGCCAATATAGGACCGCCTGTTTTTAAACCTTCAAGGATCGCCAAAGAACCCTTTATACCAGCCTCAATAATATCCGCATTTCTTTGTAATACGGCTTGCTTTCGCTGTTCCTCTTTCTTTTTCTTTTCGAGGGCTGCTATTCTCAAATTGCTTTGCGCTTGAATCTGCTCTTTAGCAACCGCATTACCTCCAGCTAATAATATCTCCTGATTAGCGCGCTCCTTTTCTTTGTTTATTTCTGAGTCTAAGTCCGCGATTTTGGCGGCTGAAAGATTGCTGCTCAAAGAAAGTATTGCTCCAGAAAATTGATTGTAGAAACCCTGAATTTCATTCAACTGATTTATTACGTCTTCAATTTCCTTTTTAAGCAAAGATTTATTACGTCTTCAATTTCCTTTTTAAGCAAAGCCTTTTTGTTTTCACGATAGGCTAAATCAGTGGCTAGTATCTTCGCATCGTGATCCGCTTTGGCCTTAAACTCTTCATCATTGTTCGCCTTTCTTTCGGCTCCAATCAAATTATAAAGCTCATCAAGTTTTGATTTTGTTTTTGAAATAACATCTTCCCCAAGAAATAATTCAGTAGGATCAACGGCTGAGGTGTCAATATCGGCCTCGGATGCGTCCTTCATTATCTCGGCAACCCTTTCCCTGATTTTCTTTTGATTATCAATTACGATTTTGAAAATATCATCTTGCTTTTTCTTGGTGTCTTTAACAGCTTTTGCTTCAATCAATTCAATTTCTAATTCAGCGTTTTTCTTTGCGTCATAGAACTCTTTTAATTGATTTATCTTTTCCTCATTGGCTGAATAAGAAATCTTACCAGATGCAATACTCATAAGCAAATCGAACTTCATTATATCGCCAGCCGACTTTATAGCTATTTCAGCCGTTTTAATAATGGCGCGCTGTTTTTCTAATTCTGTTTCTAATGTTTGTCTTCCAGCTATTTCTTTTAGCTTTATTTCATGGTCATAGCGTTGAGTCAAAGCGTCAATTTCGCGCTTTGATCTAGTGAGCATGTTGGTAGTAATTTTTTCAGCTTCCGATTCAAAGTATTTAAAAGCGATTACAGCCGCTGCGATTGCGGTAGCGATTAAGAATATTGGATTGGTCAATAAAGCCTTACCAAGCCCGCCCAATGCTGCACCAAATGAAGATAGGCCACTGGTTGCCTCTTTGAATGTAAGCCCCTTTACTGATGCTGAAATACCATTTATTGCGCTGGCAGCTCCTTTAAAATCGCCTCCTTTCAATTTATCTTGAAGCAAACCAAATGATCCGGCAAAATTTTCGATAGGGGTACCTGATACCGCCTTTGTAGCTTGCTGAATGTCTCCAATCTGATCCGCTAATTGTCCGGCCTTTGCGGCTGCGTCCTTAAATTCCTTTGTATCTTCTCCGAGCGTAGCGGCAATACCAGCCATTTCATCTTTGGCGGCCTTCAATTCTAGTTTAAGTCTACGCATTGCGCCCTCGTAATCCCCCACTGTATCTTTGTGTATACCCTGCTCTTTGTTGAGCTTGGTTACCTCCGCATATTGCTCTTGGATGGTTTGCTTTAACTGCTTGCCAGTCTCGCTATTTCGCGCCTGATCATTTGTAAGCGCAGACCATGCCGCGCGGTTAGCCTTTAATGCGGCCTCCAATTCTTTCAATGATGAGTTTGCCGCCCTTACATTGATGGCTTCTTTGTCACCTAAAGCATTACGTTGCTTTTGCTGCTCTTTTAAATCCTTCAAAACAGCCGCTTGCTGTTGATAGACTTGGCTTTGTTTGGCTGTCTCGGTGGCGATCTGCTTACTCACCGTGGCAAGTACTCGCTGTTCATCGGTCAATTTCTTTGTGCTTTCCTGCGTCTCTTTTAAACCTGAATTACCAGCTAAGGCATCATTATATTTCTTTGATGAGGCAACCACCAAATCAACTGTTGATAGTAGCTTTTCAAACTCCTTTGTAAGAATAATAGGAGCCTGCAGTGCATCATCCGAAACTAAATCTTGCCTTGTAATTTCAGCCATTTTCTTTAAATGTTTTCTTGGTGATTAGTTTCTTATACTCGTTGAACCGGAGTAAGGTAATATCGTCTTTAATTTCAAAGCCAAGAGACATTGAAAGCCCAGCCATGATGCCCTCGAATGTTGTTACCTCGCCAGACGATTCTTTGATTATCGAATTAGCTGTTTTGATCTTGTAACCACGCTCGCCAAGAAAGGCGATGTAATCATTGTCAACCAGGAACACCAATTTGATAAGGTAGCATCTGATTAGATTGTATTCAGCAACCAATCGCCCGTAAGCCTGTAAAGTATCCTTGTAATTCAGGTAATCAAACCCGCCATTTACCTCGTAGTTCTTTTGAATGATGCGCTCCCATGCCTGTAAACGCTCCTGATCTGTTGCCTTTCCTGAAATTACTAAGCGTTTATAATCGTTACTAGCTGCGATTTCAAGGTAAAGTTTTAGCGGGATATTCTCATGGCGATAGAAGCTCGTGGAAGAAATCTTGCGCCAGCGGTTTGACTTCTTCTCTGTATTCCTCAAGGCTTGTTTCATCGAGTCCAAATATTTCACCATACTTTTGCTTTAGCTCGCTTGTTTTCTCATCTGTTGCGTCAAACGCTATCGGAAATGAATCCGTTTTTGCAAAGAAACTACTATGAAAGTCACCAGTCAATTTTAAGTCAACTACTCCAGCCGGATTCAAACTTCTTTTGAAGGCTGCATAGTTTTCATTTCGATAACCCCCGAGGCTCTGCCCGTTGGCATCACGCCCAGCAAATAGCTGCTTTGTGTTTAGGTCAATCGCTTGATTTTTTGTTTCCTGCACGATCTTTAAAACGCCATCATCAATCGTCTTTTGATTGATAGATTTTAATCGTGCAACATACTCACGCAATCTACTCATAAGGTAAGGGGGTGGCCTATGACCTCCACCCCCTAGTAAACTAACCCACTAAACAGTTACTTTCCCTCCAGTGCTTTCGTAGCCCGGAATTGACAACGCGCTGGCGGCCACCAAATCAACAATATCCCCCACTGTGAAGGCCGCAGATGACGCAATTGAATACACGCCATCACTTGCTTGCGTCACACCCGAAATCGTGCGAGAGGTTCCGGAAGACGATTTAACGGTAAAATCAGCCGCTACCAAGCCGTCAATGCTTGTACCATCACAAGTAGCCTTCACGGTTACTTTGATGAGCGAAGTAGTTGCGCTGCCTGTCTGCACAATATCAACATCAACAATACTAAACAAGTCGTTCACAAAGGCACTAGCCCCAATGATTGCACCGTTTACGTCTAACTCTTTATTGTCGGAAAGAACCACGTAAATAGGTGTTTTAGTGGATACCTTGCCATCGTTGAACTTCAATTTTTCAACGTTCAAAAGTTCGATGTCGAAACCGCAGAAATTACCAGCCGCATTCAGCGTGCCGATGATTTGGTTTTCAGTGTCGATAAAGAAAACCTTTTGGCTTGCATTACCGGAATGTGTGAACATTGCTTTGTGCAAACACAAACTTTCCTGTACTGATACCTTGAATCGATAGCGACCGTCACGGACTTTCTGGGAGCTTAAATCAGTCTCCTCATAAACCGCGTCTTCCGATGCGTTTTCAAACATTCTGAATTTAGGCCACAAGTAAATGCGGCTCGATTCAGTTGCCAATAGAGCATTCTGCCAGTTAGCCTTCACAAGCGCGTTGGTAGTGGTAATGCTAAAGTTTGCTGGCGTGGTGATCATCCCTTTCATCAACGCGGGGAGCGCGTTACACTTGGATATGCCAAGGTTTTTTTTGTCAATTACGCAATCTGCCATAATCTTAATTTTTTATTTTGTTTAACAATTTTTTTGTCTCATTGAGAATTTTAAGTCTACGATTTCAATCGCGTCTACCGGGTCGTTGAAGATGTTTTTTAGGTTGCCTTCTTTCGCTTCGGTTCCCCAATATGGGCGGTCTATTTTGATGTGATCGGGTTCGGTCTGATCACCTTCCCAAAAAAATAATCCTGAGCTGCAGAATTTCAAAATAAACTTTTCGTACAATGGGTAAAGAATTGGTTTAAAGGTGTTGGTCATTCGCTGCTCCGCATTACTGTTGGCGTCCGATTTAGTAGCGATTACAATATTCAATTTGAAATCGCTTATCCCATCTCGTTTGACCTCAGCTATGTCTAGCTTTAGCGCAATCAACGGATAACGCTGCTTTTTCTTAATCGGATCTAGTTCTTTCTTTGTTAACCGATCTGCTATTTCTAACCGATGGCCGTACATGTAGAAAGGTGATCCATCTGTTCCAACCGCAAAGACCTGTTCGTTGTAAGCCTCATAAACGCCCGTGCCGTTACGCATGGATTGAACTACCTTACCGATTTCGTCAGCAATTACGATCATAACCCGAAGTTGTTCATGTATCCAGGTGAGCAAAACTCATACGATAGGTAACTACTCATGTCGTGGTAGCTTGCGGCTACATCGTCATTAAAGTATTCAGAGTAATACAAAAAGCCATACAGAGTATTTTGCACTTCGCAATGACTTCCAGCCAATTCCGCGTACTTATTCCAACCGCGAATGATCCTGCGGTTTGGACTTATAACGCTGGCGTTCTCTTTGGCAGCCACTACAATCCCGCTTCCCGTCTGATTGTCGAATGTGTACTTTGTCCACAGCGAATAAATCAAAGGAACTACCATTCGATTCATGCCATACCATTTTTTCAGGCGATCATCATACAGATACGTATCGCCATAAACCAACCGCGCCCACCTGTTAAATGGTTGCTTTTCCCACTTGGTTGCGTCACTTGGCAAGGATGTGTTTCCGTTTTCGGTCGACTCATAAATGTCTGCCTGATTGGCCGTGACGTATACAGCTTTATCTCCTATGTGATACGTTCCTGGTTGGTATAAGGCTGGCAACTCATTAAACCCAGCAACTAAAGCATCGTAGAATAAGCTACCCAAAAGATCGCGCAATTTCTCCTCCTCGTTATAAGTCACAAACGAATCGAATACGCCTGCAGATAGATCTGAAAGCCCACTCAAATTGAATGGTAATTGATCGAAATCTTGGGTAGCTACAAACATTCTCTTAGTATTTGTTCCGGTAAAGTTGTGCTGAGAAACTTGCCGACATTGTACCTGTACCCGTCCAGCTCACCCTATAATATAGGAATGGCGAACCGTTAAGCCTCCAATGATAAACGTTAGTTGCGTCAGTAGCGGTAACGGTGGCAAGCGCGGTCTGTGTTTCAGCTGTATTCAACGCTTTCCAGTTCGTACCGTCCAAACTACCTTGTAAGGAGATTGTGCCTCCTACGGTGCCGGAAATCTTGGTTACGTTCACTTGAATGGTTGTGTTTACCGTTGGCAAATCCTTCAAGATGCGACATTGGACCGTGCCGGTTCCGGCATTGGTTACCGTATCAGACTTTGGGAATACGCCACCGGTTGATAGCGCGTTGAAAAAGTCAGCTACTTGAGCCTGACTTGTGATCGAAAGCAAGGCTACCAAGCCAACGATCAGAAGAGTTGTTTTTCTCATGTTTTCAAAAATTAAGGAATGTTCAAAGCGTTGATTGCCGCATCAACATCGGTTACTTTCACATAAGCATCAGCGTCTACGTCACGGATCAATAACATCATTTCCTCCTCGGCCAAAATAGTCCACTTGTTTTCGATGAACTGATTTGCGATGAGTCCCATTGTGATATTCACGCTCTCACTGCGATATATGCGACCTTTGGTGAAGTCACCAATTACCAAGCTGTTTGCGTCAACCTCTGAGCTTTCAACTACTTGAACGTTGTCTATTCTCATGCCGTCAGCCGAAACAAAAGGAGGCAAGATGTAGTGTCCATCAACCGCCTTTGCCAATTTGTATTTAAGCACGTCAGCTGGATTCATGGTAACCACGTTTGCGCGATACTTGCTTTGTTTGTTGTTGCTAATGTAAACAACAAGGTTTGCAATCAGATCGTACAAATTGGCCTCAATCAATTTCTGATATGTTGGCAAGCTGGCCAATACCACAGCTGAGGCAGATGTAAGAACCCCTTTTAAATTAGGGCTAGTTCCGTTACCGCGATACAATTGAGTGTCACGTGTCAGTGCAAGATTCTCGCGCAAAAGCGTGTCAACCTCTCCAGCCATAAAGCCAAGGTGACGATATGCCTGTTTGGTTACAGGGATATGGTTTGCGATCACTTCCAATTTGGCAATTTTGTCGATAAACGTGATTGCGGCCTCTGGCTTTGTGACACCCTCTGCCACCGGAGCCGCGTTGCGTGTTTTCGCAAGTTGATCCATGTAGTAGATTACTCCATTACTTTCCTTTATGTCGGCCTCACTAAGCGTAATGGTTGGCCAAAGGTTTTCGAATACCAACCCCTTGTGAGGTAATACGCCTATTCCGGCCTCACGGTAACCCATGCGGTTGTCGGTAACGGACGAACGCTGCACCAAAGTTTTGTCAACTTTGAATTTTACGGTTCCGTTGTTTGCCTCCGCAAGTGCCTTAATGGCTTGTGCGTTGTCGGTGATTTGTTTTTGTACAAGGTCTTTCACCGATTCAAACTTTTCTGTTTTACCAGATACAAGCTTACCAAGTTCAATTCCTTGCTTTTCAACGGCTGTGGTCAATTCTTTGATTGACTTTTCGGTAATTCCGCACGCCTCTAGCTTTGCCGCCAGTTGATCGCTGGTGATGAGTCCTTTTGTCGCGGCCTCAATCGCTGCCTTGGTGGCTTTTCCGTTTTCCTCGGAAACGCCTTTCAGCAATAATTCAAATTCTTCTTTTTCCATTGTTAAATGTGTTTTTTTGGTTGATAATATTTAAGTAGCTCACTAGCTTTTAGAGTGCCTTTTGGCGGCTCCTGCTTACCAGTGGATGGTTCCGGCTGGCCTTTCGTTTGCTGTATTGATAAAGTGGGCGTTGCCCAGTTCGATCCTCTTTTAACTGCGCTGCCTTCTACTATTTTGGCCTCTGTGACTGCCCAAAAATATCCGGCACTTAACGCGTCTTCTTTATTTGCGATTTCATCAAAGTATTTTTCCCAAATAGCGTATTCGTCTTTATAACGATCATCATTTACCGCTAACTCTATTTTGACGTATTGCATACCGACAGAATGGTTAGTTACTTTTCCTGTTCGGTATTTGTCAAACATAAACTCGTTTTCCTTTTTGTCAATGACTGAATCAAAAACAAGGGCTTGCGTTTTGCCTTCGAAGTTTATACCGAGTTCATGCCAGCTAATCTGCTTGGTGAATGCTTTGACGTTGTCAGAAATAGTTCCTTTAAAATTGAACTGATGCTCTTGAATCAAAGAAAAACCCCTAGTCGGGGTTTGCCCCTCCTTTAATGACTTATTCCACAACTGATCAAGATGAACATCGCCGTGCGAATCAAATAGCTTTGTGGTGTTGATAATTGATCGAACCTTTATTTGTGTAGCGGTGTCTGGTATTTCAGTTGATTGCATACCAGCCTTAACGGTTACCTCGGACTTATCTTTTTCGATTACCAATTCAACCGCATAGGATAAGCCGTCAGCCTGTTTCATTACGCTTTTCTTCTGCTGAATCAACTTTGATTTGTTGGTAATCAGATAATCAATCAACTGCGATTTGTCCGCAAACTCTGGCAATTCTGGTTTCATTTCTTTACGATTTGATTTTCTTTGACGATCTTTTCTTTGACCGCTTTAATGTCTTTTATTGCTTCTGGAGTGATCTTTTCCATTTTAGTATTCGGATGAAAATGATTGACTTGCTCCGCTTGCTTTTGCCCATAGCGATTCGTTACGTCCTACTCTAAGAAATACGGGCTTATCAGCTGCGTATGCGGTAGCCCCCGTAAAAGATGGGGCAACTCCCTTGACGGATACAGCGAATTGAATAGTGCCTGAATTTGTGGCAGCGGTTCTGAAAATGCAGTCGGCTCCAGATGTGGCTTGAACTAAAACATATTCTACCGCTGTGGTGTCGGCTAGCGTTACTGATTGTCCTTTTTTTAAGTTTGCCATACTTTATCTTTTAGTTGATTTTCTACGGTTACGGAGCATTTCGGAATATGAGATGCGGCCGGATTTTACTGGTTCCTTTGGCTTTTCATCCTCAACAAGTGTTTTGCCTTGCTCTTTTAACTTTTGCATGTAATCCTCCGAGCTTTCGTTATCTTCGCGATCAGTCCTCATCTCCACCGGATCAAGATTCTCAACGATCTTTTCTTCATCCTTGAATTCGTTGTCTCCAATCTTTTCCTCTTTGATCGATTGGCTCGCTGGCGGTGTCGGCTTGTTTTTCTTGTGCTTTCCCATATCGTTAAATTTTTATTCCAAATTTTGTTAGCTCTTCTTGGTATTGAGCCAATGTAATAGCCTGATCTTGCAAGGCTTTCGATAATGCGTTTACCATTGTAGTGAGTGATTCACCGCGCGCCTTTAAGTCCTCCTGAAATATTGGAAGGTGGAGGTATTCGGCAACTATCGATGTGTTGTTACCTTCCAAGAACTCGGAAGATATACCACCCATCCACTCATTTGCTTCTGGCATTACCGTGCGAACGTATAAACCTTTTTCTGCTTGGTGTTGGTTTTCGTATGTGCTACCCTGAGCGCGTACGAACAATTCAGCTGGAACTCCGAACTCATCTAAACATTTATTAAAGCCCTGTTCGATTTCTTGGAACAGTCCTAAATTCATTGGGTTATTAGTGCCGGCTTGCTGCCATTTAATCGGAAGGTCGGTAATAATGCTTTGGTATTGGCCTTTGCGTGTTCCATAGTTCTTAAACTCGTCTTGCACTCGGTCGCGTTCTTTTGGGTCGATAGGTACCTGACCTACAATATCTTTTCCGTCATTCACCCATGCACCATTCGCACCCCTGTATTTTAGGATTACACCCCTGCTTTCGTAGGCTATCCTGATGTTGTTGATGACCGATGAAAGAGCCGTCAATTTGCTTTCGCCTTTTAACAGGTTCTTATCCGTGGCATGTTCGATGTTAATCCGATTGTCGTTGAAGTGGATTACTACCGATGAATCATAAGGCAGATACTTGCCACCATCTTGCTTCACCTCATACGTTACTTTGGGGCGCGTATCGTGTAAATAGAACGGAATACTATTGTCGTACTTAACGTTGACGATAGTGTCAGGAATCGAATATAAAGCCTTAACGCGTTCGATGTCTGGGTTGAATCCGAGTGGCACGGTTTTAAAAATATACTCGTTACCAAATACCTCCCGGCAAACTTTGGATTGAATAGCGAACTCTTTGAACTGCTGAAACCAATTTGGATTCTGGAGTAATGCGATTAATGCCTGACCTTTTGGGGTGGCCTTATCCTTACCGTCTTGGTCAACTTCACGCAAACGCATATTGCTAAACGCGCGCGCCTTCATGTTGATGATCGCGTTTACTTCTGGAATTTCTTGGTAGGATTTTAGGCAGTCAACCTTATCGAATGTTCCCGAATTGCCGCCAATGACGTAGAAGTATCCGGCACCGTTCTTTTTCACGGTGAAAAGGTTATCATAAATAACGGGCGGAAGCCAGTCCTTTAGTACCAATTTGGAATTGTTTTCCCAAAAATAGAAAAAGGCTTTAATATTCCCAAAATGAGATAGGAATATTTTTAAATCAAAGAGGCCAACCGGATCATGGTCAGCCTCTTTCTAAGTGATTCGTCATTACCTTAGATTCCCTTTATTGCGGGATGCAGTGCAAAATTACACAATGTTTTGAAATAAAAAAGGGGTATAAACCCGTCTGGCTTAACCCCCTTTCCCCTAAACGCATATGAAAATAAACTGCATGGTAAACATAGCTTTAAATCCTGAAATCTCCAACGGTCAGATAGCCGGATGCGCTCCAGCAATCATCGTACTTGTCAATTGTCTCCGAAAGCTGCACCCCGTCAACAACCCGATAACAAAAGTTTTCCTGTTCTCGCTTAAAATCGGGGTCACGGACTATGTGAATGTTGTACTTCTTGAGCATGGATATCCAATAAGCCCGAGAGCCGGGGAACTTCTTTGTAAGCAAAGCATTGATTCCTGACCTCCGCATGTCGCTAACCCAACCTATGCCGGTGTTTGTATTGTCCATGTTGGTATCGCACCATATATGCCCCGTAATGCCCAGCGATCGAACCGCATCAATTACCTGGGTGGAGGTATCACACGGTGAGTAGTACAATTTCTTTAGGAACAGGTCAGGTTTTGGCAGCTTTCGCCTAATTCCTCCCTTAACGATTACGGTCGGGTGAGCCGATCCGAAGTCTAGGCCGTAGCCAAATTGTTCTATGTCTTCCGGAAAGTCGTCAACGTAGGTAACTTCTGGAAATACTAACCCTTCGCGGTTAGCTCTTTCACCTAATCCGTAAACCTTCCATTGGTATACGTCAGCCGTTCCTGCGGCCTCGTTTTTTAATGTGCGCTTGTACTCAACAATTTGCTCACCGGTAAATCCGATTGGATTTTTATCGCAATCGTACAGATGTATGTTCCTATCCTGCTTTTTTAGCTCCCTCCCGATTTCTGAATAGGCGACTGGTTGGTACCCCTCAAATTCACTTCTAATAGAATCCTTTAAGTGTCGATTGTTTTTGTAGGTGGTATATGTGAATACGCAATCTTCTCTTTTCTCATAACCAAAAAACCAGTGATCACTATACTTTGGATTCCAGTCAGCCACTACTAAGGCCTCGCAACGTCTTAGCCAGTTTTCAAAATTTTCTTTGGATACACCTGAAAGAATCTCATTAACAAAAATGATGTCCGAGCGGCTTGCCTCCTTAGTTTCGGTTGATCCGTCTTCGATCCCTCTGAATTTAATTGTTTGCCCAAATAGGTTGTAATTCGGCTTATTATCAACACT